GCATTTCGCGACCGAATTGATGGAGGGTGCAACCCAGCGTGGACAGGAGGTGATCCAGGCCATGTATGCCGCGGCACGTAAGGGGAACGTCGGGGCGGCTCGGTTCTACCTGTCATCGTCTCAGAGCCCGCTGCGACCGCCTGCACCGGCTCCAGAACCTGTCAAGGAAATGCCCAAGGAGGCAAAGCTCGGCAAGAAGGAGACGGCGCAAGCAGAGTCTGAGGTTGCGCATATCGGCACGGCGTGGGAAGAGTTGCTGCATCCGACGCCGCTGCAATGACCTGGAATCTGTCGTGCCCCGATTGGGCCGACCGGCTTCGCACCGGCCGCTCGTTGGTGCCGAATCTGCCGCTGAATCTGGCCGAGGGCAATCGGGCCGTTGCGGTCTTCAATAAATTGCGCCTGGCGGACGTGCCGGGCACGCCGACCATGGAGGAGGCCGGCGGCGACTGGTTTCGGGATGTCGTTCGGGCCCTATGGGGCTCGCTGGATTCGGTTACCCGGGCGCGCGCGATCCGCGAGTTGCTCCTGCTGGTGCCGAAGAAGAACAGCAAGACCACGAACGGAGCACTGTTGATGCTGACGGCGCTCCTGCTAAACCAGCGGCCGAACGCGTCGCTGATCATGACGGCGCCTGTTCAGGATGTGGCACAGCTGGCATTCGATGCGGCTGCCGGCGCGATTGCACTGGACGATGTCTTGGCCAAGAAACTGCACGTCCGTGATCACCTGAAGACCATCATTCATCGGGAGACCCGGGCCGAACTGCAGATCATGTCTTTCGATCCGGCTGCGCTGACCGGTCAGAAACCGGTAGCCGCCTTGATTGACGAGTTGCACGTCGTGGCCAAGATGTCCAAGGCGGCCAGCGCGATCCGGCAGTTGCGCGGCGGCATGCTGCCATACCCGGAAGCCTTCATGGCTTTCATCACGACGCAGAGTGAAGAGGCGCCCTCGGGTGTGTTCCGGGCCGAGTTGATGAAGGCGCGCGCAATTCGGGACGGCCGGCAAGAGGGCGCGATGCTCCCAGTGCTATACGAACTCCCGGAGGAGATTCAGAAGAAGAGCGGCGAGTGGAAGGACCGGAAATATTGGTCGATGGTCACCCCGAACGCCGGGAGGTCAATCACGATCGATCGGTTGGTCGAGGACATGAAGACCGCCGAGGCCACGAGCGAAGAAGAGCTTCGGGCTTGGGCATCGCAGCATCTGAACATCGAGATCGGGCTCGCACTGCATTCGGACCGGTGGGCAGGCGCCGACTTCTGGGAAGAAAGCGCTGACGCTTCCATCGCCGAGCTCGAAGCGCTGCTGGACCGCTCGGAGGTCGTTGTCGTCGGGATCGACGGCGGCGGCCTGGACGACTTGCTAGGCTTGGCAGTCATCGGACGGGAGAAGGAGACGCGCCGCTGGTTGTTGTGGTCGAAAGCATGGGCTCACAAGATCGTGCTGGAGCGCCGCAAGGAGATTGCGCCGCGGCTCCAGGACTTTCGAAAGTCCGGAGATCTCGTCATCGTGGATTTGCCGGGCGAAGACGTTGCCGAACTAGCCGACCTCATCTGCCAGATTGCTGATCGCGATCTGCTTCCTGAGAAGGGGGCGATTGGGGTCGACCCGGCCGGCATCGGCGACATCGTTGACGAACTCACCTCGCCGGAACGGGGCCTGAAGATGGAACAGATCGTCGGCATCTCGCAGGGCTGGAAGCTCAATGGCGCGATCAAGATGACCGAGCGAAAGCTCGCTGGACATGAAATGTTCCAAGCCGGATCCGACCTCATGAATTGGTGTGTCGGAAATGCGAAGACAGAACTCAGCGGCAACGCCGTAGTGATCACGAAGAAGGCCTCGGGGACCGCAAAGATCGACCCGCTGATGGCTGCGATCAATGCGGTCTCGCTCATGGCATTGAACCCCGAATCACAGCAGAAGAAGTTCCAACTCTTCTTCGCATAGCTCTTTCCCCCTCACCGAACCGAAGCCCGCCTTGTGCGGGCTTCTTTAATTGGAGCAGCACATGCAACGTGCCTACGCAACCATCGAGATCAAGGACGCTCAGGGAGCAGATCAGAAGCGCACCTTCACCGGCGTTGCGACCACGCCGTCGACCGACCGCATGGGCGACATCGTCGAGCCGAAGGGAGCGGAGTTCAAGCTGCCGATCCCGCTACTTTGGCAACACGACAGCCGGCAGCCGATCGGGTGGGTGACTTCGGCGAAGGTGACGGACTCCGGCATCGTCATTGCTGGCGAGGTTGCGGATGTGCCGGAAGAGGGTGACCTGAAGACTCGACTCGCCACCGCCTGGCAATCCATGAAGGCCGGCCTCGTGCGCGGCCTGTCGATCGGCTTCAACCCCATCGAATCCGCCCAAATCGAAGGCACTTGGAGCCAGCGCTTTACGAAATGGGAATGGCTTGAGCTCAGCGCAGTGACGATTCCGGCGAACTCCGACTGTTCCATCGACGCAATCAAGTCGGCTGACCAGGCCATCCGTCGCGCCGCGTCTGGCGCGCGGCCGGTCGTCCGACTCGACATGGGCATCGCGCCCAAATCTGCTCCCGGCGCTTCGGGGCAACCGGCACTCCGCAAGGGTGTCGTCTATCTCAACCCCCCGAAAGGAAACTGAAATGAAGATCGCAGAGCAAATCGCCGCGTTCCAGGCGAAGCGTGTCGCAGCCGCGACCCGCATGGACGAAATCATGTCGAAGGCGTCCGAAGAAGGCCGCACCTGCGACGAGGCCGAGAACGAGGAATACGATGGTCTCGACGCCGAAGTCAAGACCATCGACGAGCATCTCGCGCGTCTCAAGAAGCATGAGGCCATCATGGTCGCCAAGGCCACGCCGATGGAGGTGCAAGGTGGCGAATCCGGCGAAGGCGATGGCAATCGCGGCGTCGAACTGCGCGGCGGCGCGGTCCTGCGCGTGCAGCGCAACCTGCCGAAGGGCATCCGCTTCACCCGCTTCTCGATGGCCATGGCACAAGCCAAGGGCAACGTGATGCTGGCGTACGAGATCGCCAAGCACTACAAGGACACCCCGGAAGTCGCCAGTGCCATGCAGGCGGCCGTCAGCCTGGGTGGCACCAAGCAGCTGAAGGAAGCTGCAGTCGAGTCGCAGAAGACCGCTGTGTCGTTCGCGACCACGACCGACTCGGACTTCGTCGGCCCTCTGGTCCAATACAACGACATGGAAGCCGAGTTCATCGACCTCCTGCGTCCGAAGATGGTCCTGGGCAAGATGACCCAGCTCAACCGCATCCCGTTCATGTCGCGCATGGGCCGCCAGCTGACAGGCGTCTCCGGCTCGTTCGTGGGCGAAGGTCAGCCGAAGCCGGTGGGCAAGCAGACCTATGACAACGTGACCCTCGGCTTCGCCAAGGTCGCGGTGATCGTGGTCCTGTCGGACGAAGCGGTGCGCTTCAGCTCGCCGAGCGCCGAGGTCAAGGCGCGCGACGACATGATCAAGGGCATCAGTTCGTACATCGACCGCCGCTTCATGGACCCGTCGTACAGCGGCGTGGCGAATGTCTCGCCGGCTTCGATCACCAACGGCGCGACTCGGATCCAGTCGTCGGGCTCGACCCTGGCCGCGATCGATACCGATGTGTCGGCTGCCATGGCCATGTTCGCCAATTCCGAGATCGATCCGTCGACCGCGGTATGGGTGATGCCGGCCTCAGTGGCGCTGCGCCTGTCGATGAAGCGCACCAGCCAGGACGAGAAGGCGTTCCCCGAACTGAGCATGCTCGGTGGCACCTGGTACGGCATCCCGGTCATCGTGTCGAACTCGATGGTGACGTCGGGCTCGCCGGCCGAGAAGCAGATCGCCCTGGTGACGCAGGAAGAGGTGTTCCTCGCCGACGACGGCGGCGTGTCGATCGACATGTCCAACGAAGCCTCGGTGCAGATGAACGACGCACCGTCTGCCGGCGCGACGTCGCTGGTGAGCCTCTGGCAGAACAACCTGGTGGGTGTGCGCGCCGAGCAGTACATCAACTGGGCGCCGCGCCGCGCCGCCAACCTCGGCATCGCGCTGATCGAGAACACGAATTACTAGGCTCCGAGCCTCTGTGATTTGAAGGGCGGCGGCCAGCTCGGCCGCTGCCTGTTCACGAATATGACGTTCATCTCGCAACCAGCGAAAGGATGACTCCCATGCCCTACAACACCCGCGTCATGGTGGCGAATGCCGATATGACCCACGGCTCAGACTTTCTCCGCAAGGGAGACCAATTCGTCGCCACCGAGGTCGATGCTGCCTACTTGTCGAAGCACAAGAAGGCCGATTTCGTGAAGAGCGAACCTGCGCCGCGCGGTCGCCGCGTCGCCAGCGCACCAGCACAATCGACCGAAGCGTCTCCCACGCCTGCCACTGTTTCGGCCGCGGCCCCGATTGCGTCGCCAGCAATCGATTCCGCAGCTCCCGACGCCAAGGAGTAAGCCGCAGTGCGCTTCCTTGGCATGCAGATCTCGCGGGCTCGAACCGTTGAGACCGCGACTGAACTCGTGCCCTCCACACAGAAGGCTGCGGTGTCGCCTATCGGCATCCGAGACCTCTGGGGCGTCGTGCGCGAGTCGTTCGCAGGCGCCTGGCAGCGCAACATCACGATCGACAACAAGGAGTCACTCCTTGCCTTCAGCGCGGTCTATGCGTGCATCACGCGCATCGCGAACGATATCGCGAAGTTGCGCATCATGCTGACCGAGACGGACGGCGGCGTGTGGAAAGAGGTCGACTCGTCGCCCTACCTGCGAGCACTGACCAAACCGAATGACTATCAGAACCGCATCCAGTTCCTGACCGACTGGCTGTGCATGAAGCTGATCCACGGGAACGTATACGTGCTGAAGGAGCGCGAGGACGTGCGCGGAATCGTCAGGGCCCTGTACGTCCTGGACTCACGGCGCGTCAAGCCGCTTGTTGCGCCCGACGGCTCGGTCTACTACCAGATTTCAAGCGATCAGCTCGCGGGCCTGCCCACCGGGGCCACCCTACCGGCCAGCGAGATCATCCACGACCGTTGCCCGACCTTCTGGCATCCGCTGTGCGGCCTTCCTCCACTTTATGCTGCCGCGCGCAGCGCCACCCAAGGCAACCGGATCCAGAACAACAGCGCGACGTTCTTCGAGAACATGTCGCGCCCGAGCGGCATCCTCACGGCGCCGGGCCTGATCGACGACGCGACCGCGGCGCGCCTGAAGCAGGACTGGGAGAAGAACTTCGGCGGCGGCAACCTCGGTCGGCTAGCTGTTGCCGGCAACGACCTGAAGTATCTGCCGATCACCATCCCGGCCGAGGCAGCGCAGCTGATCGAGCAGCTGAACTGGACCGTGGAGGACGTAGCGCGCGCCTTCGGCGTGCCACTCTACAAGATCAACAGCGGCCCGATGCCGACCAGCAACAACGTCGAGGCGCTGCAGCAGCAGTACTACGACGGCTGCCTTCAGGTGCTCATCGAGTCGATCGAGCTCTGCCTGGACGAAGGGCTCGGCGTTCCCGCCGGCTACAAGACGCGGCTGGACCTCGACGGGCTGATGCGCATGGACAGCACGGCGCAGATCGACTTCCTGGAGAAAGCCGTCAAAGGGATCATGTCCGCCGATGAGGCGCGTGCGCGCCTCAATCTGGCGCCGACCCCGGGCGGAAAGGCTGTCCTTTCTCAGCAGCAGAACTTCTCGCTCGAGGCGCTAGCCAAGCGCGATGCGAAAGATGATCCGTTCGGCACTTCCGCCGCAGGCAAGTCGGATCCGGCGCCTCTGCCGGTGGCTCCGGTGAAATCGCAAGACGATCTCAGCGAAGCGGTGTCTCTTGTCCGCAGGGAATTCGGTCTTGTCGAGATCGATTGAACGAGGGCCGAGAGGCCCAGAAGGCGAGCCTGGCCAAGACGGAAAAGATGGCGAGCCTGGACCACAGGGGCCGAAGGGCGATCAAGGAGATAGGGGAGACCAAGGCCCGAAAGGAGATGCGGGTCCACAAGGCGCTGCCGGTAGAGATGGCGTCGACGGCGCAAAAGGTCTTGATGGTCAAGCTGGCATCCAGGGACCTGAAGGAAAGCGCGGCCTCCGTGGACCGGCTGGCCCCAAAGGCGATACGGGAGAACGCGGGCCTCAGGGCCCTCGCGGGCCAATGCCGGACCATCGCTGGATCGGCACAGAACTTCAGTTCGAGACGCCTGACGGAACGTGGGGCCCGCGTATTGATCTGCAGGGTGAGCGCGGACCGCAGGGAGTGTCTGGTGGCCGCGGCGGCGGAGGAGGCGGCTCGAGCGCTGGCATGACAGATTCGGAGCGCCTGCAGCTGAACACGCTTCTCGCGCTCTTCGGCGGGTGGATTGCGGGGGCGCCTGTCGTGGCGATTGGCTCGCTCACTGCCGATGCGTTGACAGTCTCCGGAATCGCGACCGCGACAGGCTTCTATTCGTCGATTCCAGGCGGCGACCCGGTAGAGGCCGCATACGAATGGGATTGGGGCGATGGATCAACGAGCAGCACTACTTCGGCTTCACACACCTATTCTGAGGACGGCACCTATACCATCGGCTTCCGGGCGAGGAATCACATCGGATGGTCGGCGCCGGTGACGCAGGATGTGACGGTGGCCGGCGCGACGCCGGATCCATATTGGGACCAGGTCGTGTTGCTACTGCAGGGGGATGCGCTAGAGGATGCGAAAGGTCGCCATGCGCTGATCACTCATGAAGGAACGGTGACAACTTCGGATGGCTTGCTTCGGTTCGATGGGGCAAGCTCGCTTCGAATTGATGACAGCCTCGAAGACTTCACATTCGCGGGCTCGTTCACGATCGAAGGGCTGATCAATGGCGTGACGGCCGGCGCGCAGACGGCGATCCTGTTGAGCACGCTGATCGGCGTCAACGGCGATTGGGAGCTGTTCACCCGGGGCGCATCGAACTTCAATGGCGGCTTCTACGGTACCAGCGGGGATTACCTGGAGCCATCCTCTCCGGCCTGGATCACGGACACACTGCATTCATTCGCCTACACCTTCGATTCCGATTCGGGGGCTGGATCGCTCTATCTTGATGGAACGCGCATTGCGACGAGCACCGGTGCAGCACACGACTATCTCCCAGAGACGGCAGGCTCTCTCTTCATAGGACGAGAAGGCGCCTCCAGCGAGAAGCGTTTCAAGGGTGGATTGACGGTCCGCATCACCAACGGCGTTGCGCGCTACACGGGTGACACATACACGCCGCCGGCATGGCCGCTTCCAACTTCATGACCTTGATCGGCACAAAGAAATGATCGACAAATCCATCGCCATAGAGATCGTCAAGGCCTGCAAGGAGTTTGTGGCCCAGCAGATCGGCGTGGTATCGCGCCGTCTCGATGAACTGGCGAAGCGACTCGACGAAGCACCGGTGCCGAAAGACGGCGCGCCGGGCCGCGATGGCATCGATGGCAAGGATGGTGCGCCAGGCGAGGCTGGCCAGCGCGGAGACGATGGCGCGCCAGGCGAGAAGGGTGAGCAAGGCCCCGCCGGCGAGCGCGGTGCTGATGGAGCCGTTGGAGAGAAAGGCGATACTGGCGACGTCGGTCTGCCCGGCAAGGATGGGATGGACGGCCGCGATGGCGAGCCGGGCCCCAAGGGTGATCCTGGTGAGAAGGGCGAACCCGGAGAAAAGGGAGAGCGTGGCATCGACGGCACTCCTGGCAAGGATGGCGCGGATGGAAAGGACGGCCAAGCAGGATCTCCTGGGCCCAAAGGAGATCCGGGCGAAAAGGGCATGCCAGGGGAAATTGGCCCGCAGGGCGATCGTGGCGAGAAAGGCCTCGATGGGAAGGACGGGAAAGATGGCGAGGACGGCCGCGATGCGCTAGACCTCGATGTCCTGTCCGCGATCGACGAGACTCGGCGCTACCGGCGCGGCACATTCGCCAGCCATCGCGGTGGCCTGTGGCGTACCATGCGCACGACCGATGGCATGGACGGGTGGGAATGCATCGTCGACGGCGACTATGAGGATGAAGTCGAGCAAGAGGCCGACCTGCGCACTTTTACGATCCGCAAGATCAAGAGCAGCGGTCGCGTCGTCGAGCGGAAGTTCGTGCTCCCCGTCGTGCTACATCGCGGCATCTTCAAGGAAGGTACCGACTACGAGAAGGGCGATTCCGTCACCTGGGATGGATCGAGTTGGATCGCGCAGGAGAAAACGACCGCGAAGCCTGGCGACGGCCAAGATTGGCGCCTGTCGGTGAAGCGTGGCCGCGATGGTCGCAATGGCCTGCGAGGCGAGAAGGGCGAGCGCGGCGCCGAGGGCAAGCGTGGGCCGGACGGAGTGAAGTGGTGAGCTTCTGGACCATTCCGCCGATGTGGTTCGGCAAGACCGTGGCCATCCTGGCCAGCGGGCCGAGCCTGACTGGCGCCGTCGCAGAGGCTGTCCGCTGCGTCGGCGTGCCGACGATCGCGATCAACGACACCTTCAGGCGCGCTCCTTGGGCGGACATGCTGTATGCGGCAGATCCTGAATGGTGGAGGGTGAATCCAGAAGCTCTCGACTTCGCCGGCCTGCGCGCCAGCGTTTCGAAGGTTGACAGCGTTCTGCAGCTGCAGAACACCGGTGTCGAAGGCTTCGATCCGCACCCTTTCGCCATCAGAACCGGTGGCAACAGCGGATATCAGGCGGTGCACATTGCCATCCATGCCGGCGCAGCGCGCGTCCTGCTCTGTGGCTTCGACATGCACAACCGATGCGGTCTGCACTGGCATGGCTCCCACCCGCGGCCGCTGCGCAACACCGACGAGCACTCCTATGCGAAATGGGCGTCCCGGTTCGAGGCTCTGAAAGGCATCGGTCCCGAGATCGTCAACTGCACGCCGGGCAGCGCGATTGAGTGCTTTCCGAAGATGGACCTGAACGAGGCCCTGCATGAATATCACGATCATCACGCCGCCGTTGTTTGAGCCGGTCACGGTCGCGCAGGCGTATGAGCATCTGCGTTGGGACGCGGAACTCGAGGGATCGCCAGCCGAGGAGGTCTATCCGCTTGAGGACATGATCCAGCGCAACATTGCGACGGCTCGCGGCTTCGTCGAGGGTGGCACTCGACGCTCGCTAATGGAGCAGACGATCCGGCTGTCTGGATCGGGCTGTGGCGCCTATGTCGAACTCCTGCGGCCGCCATTAATCGCGATCGAATCGGTGCAGTTTTATGACGGCGGCAATGTGCTTCAGACTGTCGACGAGTCGGACTACTACGTCACCGACGACCTCGTGCCGCGGCTGTACATGAGCCTGTCGTTCGCGCGCACATCGATGTTCGCGCGGCCGGACGCCTTCCGCGTGACATACCGAACCGGATATGCGCCGGAGGCAGCCTCGCCCATGACGCAGCAAGCGGCCGCGGCGAACGTGCCGTCCGAACTGAAGGATGCGGTACTGATTCACGTCCAGTTGTTGTCGGATCGCTTCGATCCCGCAGAGCGCGCGGATCTCGAGCGCGTGCGCGATGCGCTGATCCTGACGAAGAAGATTCATACCTTCGGGTGGGCCTGACGTGAGCAGCTATCTCAAGGCCCAGACGCTGAATCGGCGGATCACGGTCCAGCGCAAGACGACCGTGAAGGATGCATTCGGGCAGACGCTGAACCAGTGGGTTGACGTCTGCAAGCTGTGGGCGTTTGGGAAGTCGATCACGGGCAGTGGCTTCGTCAATCAGGAGTTCGTCACCGGAGGCACCGAAGTCAGCCACGCGACCGCGAGCTTTCGGGTACGCCGGAGGGCTGGTATCGACGCCAGCATGCGGATCGTTGAGCGCCGCGCCGGATGGCCCACGACCTACTACGACATCAAGGCGGTTCTTCCGGATCTGCAGGACAACAGGTACATGGACATCGGCGTCGCCACTGGCGCGAACGAAGGCTGAGCGATGGCGAACGGACGCAATGGGCGCAGGATCGGCCGCGGTAGTCGCCCGAGCGGGCCGCAGCTCTTCCAAAAGAACTCGATCAGCGTCGCGGTAACCGGCAACATCATCGAGAACCTCGCTGCGCTGGAAGAGGGTATCAAGCAGCGGGTTCTCAGATCTGGCGCGAGGGCGGGAGCGGTGGTGTTCTATGACGAGATGAGGCAAAGGGTTCCAGTTCGATCCGGCGAACTCCTCAACTCGATCTATCACTATCACGACAACAAAGGATCGACCCCGACAACGCAGACCTATTTCATTGGACCCAACAAAACCAAAGCTCCTCATTGGCATCAAGTCGAATTCGGACATTGGCTGCTGAACGTAGTAGTACTCTCATCCGATGGGAGGTTCGTAGCATCTAAGACACGATTGAAAGCGCCCAAATGGGTGCCGCCGAAGGCTTTCGTCCGGCCGACATGGGAGGCGAAAAAGACGGAAGCGATCAATGCCAGTCGTATCCGGATGGGTGAGCGGCTCAAAGAAGTGATGGCGGGGCTCGCATGATTCCTGAATTGGTCACTGCACTGACGCCTCTCTTCGCTGGCGGCGTCTGGCCTCTGCGCTCCGATGAAGGAACGAAGAAGCCCTTCTGCACGGTTTCGCGCGTCGGTGGCCAGCCATCAAACACCTTCTGCGGCAACACCGACAAGGAGAACGGTCGCTTTCAGTTCAACGTGTGGGCCGATTCGATGATCGAAGCGGATGACCTGATGAAGCAGGTCCGCGCAATTGTCTGTTCGACCCCGTTCCTCGGCACCTCGCTCGGTGAGCGCGAGTGGGCAGAGGGCTATGACACGCGCACATTCGGCACCCGCCAAGACTTCTCGATCTGGTTCACGACCTGAGTTTCGTCCCCGCCCTTTCGGGCATTTCAACCTGGCCGCCTTCGGGCGGCTTTTTCGTTCCTGAAAGGAAACTTCCATGTCTTCTCAAGTAGTTCTCGTCCAAGGTACTTCGATCAAGATCTCACAGGCCGCGCAGACCGAGGTGGCTCCGAGCCCGACTCCCGCGTTCGCCTCGCTGGATTGCATCGGCAAGGAGATCCAGTACCAAGGCGGCACCGCAACGGAGATCGACGTCACGACGCTCTGCTCCACCGCCAAGGAATTCCGCCTCGGCTTGGAAGACAGCGGCACGATGTCGGTCACCGGCCACTGGGTGCAGGGCAATCCGGCGCACACCGTCATCCGGGAGGCCGCTGCTGACAAGCAGACGCGCCTGATCGTCGTCGAGTTCGAAGACGGTTCGACCTTCAGCTGCCTGGCGCTTGTCTCGCAGCGGTCCTGGTCGGCCTCGGTGGATGGTGTCGTGACCGCGACCTTCAACTTCCGCCTGACCGGCGCGACGGCCGAAACCGACCCTGTCTGATCAGTGCCTCGCGCGCAGTGCCTGCTTCCTGATGGGCCGAACTATCGTCGGGACGGCTTCCTGGCCGGGCTTCGGGAGGCCGGCTTCGACGTTGTACCCCGCGTAGACCGACCAGGCCGCGGCGACATCCTGGTGATCTGGAATCGCAGCGCTTCGAGGGAACTCGATGCTCAGCGGTTCGAGTATGGGGGCGCCCGCGTGTTGGTCTGCGAGAACGGCTACCTCGGCAAGAACTGGAATGGTCATCGCTGGTATGCGCTTGCCTGGGGGCACCATTCCGGCGCCGGTATCTGGCCAGACGGCGGCGCTGCGCGCTGGGATTCCTGGGGCGTCGGTCTTGCGCCCTGGCGTCAGGGTGGTTCGGAAACGGTCATCCTCGCGCAGCGCGGTATCGGAGAGCCCGGAATCGCTTCGCCGGTCAACTGGGCACAAAGCGTGCAGCGCCGCATCGGCGGCCGGATTCGGCAGCATCCAGGCGCGACGGAGTCGCCTCCGGTCTCGCTGGCAGACGACCTGGCGGACGCCGGCTCCGTTGTGACTTTCCACAGCTCCGGCGCCCTGCTCGCGTTGACGATGGGTGTTCCGGTTTGGTACGACTTCGACCGGTGGGTCGGTGCGGGCGCCGCGCGGCCCCTATCGGAGTTCGGCGGCGAGCCCAAGCTTGATGACGTAGCTCGGCTGGAAACCATGCGCCGGTTGGCGTGGGCTATGTGGACCGCTGACGAGATCAGGGACGGCACGGCCTTGAAGGAACTGGCATGCATGTCCTGATGACCGGCCGCGGCACCAGCGGCAGCTGGCAGATCCGCGGGGCACAGCTCGGTTCTGCAATAGGCGCGGAGGTGATCCCGACCGCGATCGATGTTGAGCGCTTCGATGTCGCAGTCCTCGTGAAGCGCACGGCTGGCGATCTGATCCAGCGGCTCCACGCAGCAGGCGTGCCGATCGTCTGGGACATCGTTGACGCTTGGCCTCAGCCGGCCGGAAACGCATGGAGTCGGACTCGGTCGATCGAATGGCTGATCGAGATGTTCGCGGCGATCCGGCCCTCGGGAATCGTGGCCGCGACCCAGTCGATGGCCAGGGACTGCGAACGCTTCGGCGTGCCGGTCCTGGCACTTCCTCATCACAGCCGGCCTGGGCTGCGGCTCAACCCGATCCGGCCTGCGAGGATCGTCGGCTACGAGGGCGGGGAGCACTACCTCGGACGTTGGCGACCGATCGTCGAGGCCGAATGCGAGCGGCGCGGATGGGAGTTCGTGATCAACCCGTCCGAACTGGCCGATGTCGACATCGTGATCGCGGTCCGCGACAGCGTCGGCTACGCGCCGCGGAACTGGAAGAGCAATGTGAAGCTGGCCAACGCGCAAGGCAGCGGGACGCCTGTGATCTGCAACCGTGAGGCCGGCTATCTGGAGACGGCTTCTGGTGCCGAATACTGGGCAGACGATGCCCAGGAGTTGACGGCGGCATTCGATGAACTCACGCCCACGCAGACGAGGCTGCGACTATCGAGCAGGCTGAAGGCGGCCGAGTTCTCGCTGGACTCGGTTGCGGCGACATACCTTTCGTGGCTACGGTCGAGATTTTGAGGGGCAGGGCGCCGTCCGAATCGGGCGAGCCAATGCTCAAGGCCCTAGCCGCTGCAGCGCTGGCGGCCGGCGATCGCGTCAAGGAGACGAGGATCTACGAAGGCAGGAGCGACTGGTTGATCCTCTTCGGCGTTGGCCACTACGCGCACAACCGCGCGAGACTGACGCAGGTGCGTCGCGGTGGCCATGCGCTGCTTTGGGATTTGGGCTACATCGAGCGTGCGAAGAAGGGGGGCCACCTCCGAATGTCGATCGACATGGATCATCCGCAGCAGTGGCTGGACAAGACGCAGGAGGACGCCAGCCGGTTCGATCGGCTTGGCGTCCGGCTGCTGGAGGGGCACGACCCCGACGGCCCGATCGTGCTGGTCGGCCTCGGGCGGAAGTCACGGGAGTATCTGAGGCAACCGCAGTGGGAGCAGATGACGTTCGCGAAGCTGCGCCGTCGCTTCCCAGAGGCCAAGATCGTCTATCGGCCAAAGGGCACGAAGGACGAACTCCGCTTCCCCTGCGAGATGGATGCGACGACGCCGATTGCTGACTTGCTCCGCGGCGCATCGCTCGTGGTCTGCCGGCACAGCAATGTCGCGGTCGACGCGGTCATCGCAGGAGTGCCATTCGAGGCCGAGGACGGCGCGGCCACATGGCTGCAAGGCAAGGACTTCACCGTCGAGAACCGCATCGCTTTCCTGCAGCGGCTCGCATGGTGGCAATGGAAATCGACAGAAGCGGCGCAGGCTTGGGCCTTCGTCAAGGGGATTGCGCATCCATGAAACTTACTCATGCACGGCTGATCGACGTCTTGGACTACGACAGAGACTCGGGGCTCTTTACTTGGCGCAAGGCCACAAACCCTCGAATGAACCTGCTCGTCGGCTCTGTCGCCGGCTGCTTGCGCCCAGATGGCTACTTGTCGATATCCATCGACGGCGATTCCTTCCTGGCCCATCGTTTGGCATGGTTCTGGATAACCGGACAGTGGCCGGCCGAAGAGATCGACCATAAGAACGGGGCTAAGGCCGACAACCGGCTGGCGAATCTTCGCGAAGCCAATCGCTCGCAGAATCGGCAGAACACTCGACGCTCGTTCTCGGAAACCGGCCTGGTGGGCGTCAGCTGGTGCAAGCGAGATAAGCGATTTCGCGCGGTGATCAAACTGAACGGCAGGCAGAAGTCTCTGGGCTATTTCACAACGGCGGAGAGCGCTCAAGTTGCGTATCTGCGTGCGAAGAAAGAAATCCATCCTTTCGCAGTAACGGAGGAATTTCATGCGCCTTAACGTGGGATGCGGCGGCCGGCGGCTGCCAGGTTACACGGGCGTCGATGCCGTAGAGCGGCCAGCCGCGGACATCATCGCCCGGGCGGACAAGATCCCGTTGCCCGACGGATCGGTCGAGGAGATCCTGGCCATCCACCTGTGGGAACACTTCTACCGATGGGAGTGCGATACCGTCATCGCAGAATGGAAGCGCCTGCTAAAGCCTGGTGCGCAACTCGTACTCGAGCTTCCGAATCTGAAGAAGTGCTGCGAGAACTTGCTCAGCGGCAAGCCGAACGCCGGCAAGCACACCGATCAGCTCAGCTATTGGGGCCTGTACGGCGATCCGCGCGAGAGCGACCAATTTATGGCGCATCGTTGGGGGTGGACTCCTCAGACGCTGCGGGCATTTCTCGAGGAACACGGATTCACGCACATCGGTGAGGAGCCGACTCAATGGCACCCAGCTGGACGGAATCACCGGGACATGCGCATCATCGCTCGGCGCGGCTGATTCATGCTCAACATCTACTTCGGCCACGACGAGCGGGCCGAGGCGGGTACGACCGCCTTCATCCGATCGGTCATAGCACATGCGCGCGCGCCAGTATCGCTCACGCCTATCACTCGGCGCGGCGTTGAAGATCAGCCGGAGGGATCGAACGCCTTTACCTTTCGCCGCTTCCTCGTCCCGTACCTGCAGTACTGGACAGGTTGGGCGCTATTCGTCGACGGAAGCGACATGCTCAGCCGCGGCGACATCAACGAGATCATGATGCATGCGGATGCCAGGATGGCCGTCCACGTCGTCAAGCACGACTACCAGACTCGGCATCCGCGCAAGTACCGAGGAACTGCGATGGAAGCGCCGAACGAGGACTATCCAAGAAAGCAGTGGGCCAGCGTAATGCTCATGAACTGCGGGCACTTCGCTTGGCGCAAGGTGATACCGGAGTACGTGGCCACAGCCGACCCGATGCATCTCCTGCAGCTGCGATTCATCTCGGAAGACCGCATCGGTTCGCTTCCTCACGAATGGAACTGGTTGGTCGACGAGCACGGCGAAAGCCTCGACGCCAAGCTCCTGCACTTCACTGCAGGCATCCCCGCTTTTCCCGAACACAGCGCAGCGCCGATGGCCGGCGAATGGCGCGAATCCTTGCTCGCCGCAGTCACTGCGACCGGCTGAACCCCATTCCCTCAACCACCTGGAAGACCATGTCCCGCTTCGATCTCGACACCATTCAAGAATCCACCAACACCACTTTCGACCTCGTTGTTGGCAACCTGCCTGCGGCCAAAGATGGCACGCCAGGCGCCAAAGTAGGCTTCACGCTGAAAGGCCCCGGCAGCGCCGAGTTCACCAAGGTCGAGCGCGACATTCAGATCGCCAACATCAAGACCGCGAACAACCGCAAGAACCCGCTCGACCTCGCGACGGAGGAAGGCGCAGCTACCGTCGTCGACAAGGGCGACGAGCAGCGCGACATGATCATCTTCGCGTGCACCGTCGGCTGGTTCGGCTTCACGAAGGGCGACCAACCAGCCGAGTTCACCCAGGAGAACTTGGCTGCGGTGCTTAAGGCTCGGCCGCATTGGGCTCGGCTGATCATCAATGCCATCAATGAGGCGTCAAATTTCGAAGGGGCCTGACGGCGGCCCTGCTTGAGTACGCCCGCGCGCATTTCGCGCTGTCCAAGCCTGATCCAGAGACAGGCAAGACCCGGCTCAAGCTGCTCACTGAGATCAAGGAGCAGACCGGCATCGTCGCTCCCGAACTGAAAAGCCTGCCGCCGCTGCCGCGGGAGACGGCCTATCTCTGGGACTGGTATCTGGACCTCAGCGCCGCGCGTGGGGCTGGGTTCAGCATCAATGCGATCGCATGG